CAACCCAGGGCCTCATAGAGGGTGCCGTCGGTCGGAAGTTGGGCTTTGACTTCTATGAAGACCAAAACGTGACCAGCTATACGCCGGGCACTGGTTGGGTTACGGGCTTCATTGCGTCCACCGTTTCTGGTGCAGTCGGACAGACTACCCTCAACGTCATTAACGCAACGGCGTCGGGTCAGGTCAAGATTGGCGACATCTTCACAGTCGGCAACGGGTTCTACGTTGTCACGGTTACCACAACCGTATCGGCCACGGTCCAGAGCGTTATCACGTTCTATCCCGCTCTTGCCACGGCGGTTGCCACGGGTTCTGCGTTCACCGTTCTTGGAACCGCGTACACGGCCAACCTCGCATTCCATCGCGATGCCTGGGCCTTCGCCTCGCGTCCTTTGTCGGGCGTCTTCATGGCTGGCAACATCCTTCAGGCCCCAACCGATCCAATCTCTGGCATCGCGTTGAGACTGGAGCTTTCCCGCCAGTACAAGCAGGAAACTCTGAGCTACGACATCCTTTACGGAACCAACATCGTCCGTAAAGAGTTGGGCATCAAAGTGCTCGGATAGTTGAAAGAGGTTTGACGGGGAGACACACGCTCTCCCCCGACGACCGCCACAATTAACCGGGCCGCACGATCCCAATAGCGATAGTTGCAACATCAGGCTCCGCTTCCGCCAACTCGTTCGTGACGTTGGTGGAGGCGCAGGCCTACCTGGATGGCCGACTCAACGTCGATCTCTGGACAGCCGCTTCTACGGACTCCCAGAATCGCGCTCTTGTCGAAGCCACGCGTGAACTCTGTCTCGTGGATTATACCGTGAGACGGGTTGACTCTACGCAGGTGTTGGAGTGGCCGCGATTCTTTGCGCTGAATCCCGATACCCCGATAGGCGCGTGGAGCTACTACGGAAGTACGGTTATCCCCGACCGTATCAAGAACGCAACCGCCGAACTAGCTCTGGAATTTCTGAAGGCTGGGTCGGTAGATGCCGCTGCACTTCCCTCGACTGACGGTGTTCTGGAGAAGGCGGTCGATGTGATTCGGACTGTCTACGTGCCATCCCAGAGGCACAAGGGCCTCACCCGGTTCCCTAGGGTGTGGAGATGGATCAAGCCCCTTCTCTCGGGCAGCATTTCCACCACTGACGTAATACGCGGCTAATGTCGATATACACTCAAGACGCAGCCGACGCGCTAGATGCCATACGTGAAGCTGGAGCCGCAGTCACATGGACGCGGAACTCGGGTGATCCGAATTATATAATCACGACAATTAGCGGGTATGCGATGCGCGCCCGTGGATTGCCGGACACGTACCGCCAGTTATCGCTAGTCGAGTCGAGCAATCCAACGCTCCTCTTCGCCGCCAGCACGTTCGGGAGTCTCGTCAAGGTCGGTGATACCGTAGTCTGGGACGGGACGACCTTGACCGCTATCGACGTGTCCCCTACGGACCCGGATGGGGCTGGGCCAATCATCTGTCGGGTGGTGGTGAGAGCGTGAGCTTCGGCGCCGACATCAAGCGGTTTTCCGACAAGGTACAGATCAGGTCTGGCGCTGTGTTTACCGAGACCATGGACGAGTGCCTTCGTTCAATCCAGACAGGCAGCGAAATTAGCGGGGCTCCGGGACAACCCGTAGACACTGGGGCGCTTCGGGCGAGCTGGCAAAAGTTCTTCATCTCACCAATGGAGGCGCGGATTGGGACGAACATCGTCTACGCGCAATCCATCGAGGATGGGCTCAGTTACGCTCACGGCGGGACGCCGATAACGCAACGCTCTAGCGTGGGGGGCTTTCACTCGGTGAAGCTCACGATAGCGGCCTTCGCCCGGATAGTGGAGATAGTCACAAGGCGGGTAAATGGTGCGGCCAGTACGGACTTCGGGAAGGACTATTCCGGCTCGATGCCTTCGGGCTTCAACAGCGGGGGAACCGCGTGAGGCAACACACGATGCCGAGTGGGGTGGTGGGCTTGACGCCACTGTTTCAGGCGGCTTGGGCTCTCGCTCTCTTTCCCACTCGGCCCGTAGGCTGTGGGTTCAATATAGCGCCCTCGGCCCGGTGCTGCAATGTCCTATGATTACACGACCATCCATCTGGCCTGTAGGACAAAAGCCCTCACGCTCTCGGTCTGCACTACGGGAAGCGTCACGCTTGCATCTACTCTTACGGGCTATACTCGCGCATCGGGTTCGTTCGTTACGGACGGGTTCTCGCCGGGGATGGAGATTACGGTTGCGGGTTTCACATCTAACCCCACATCAACCATTACATCGGTTGGCGCCCTCACGATGACGGTGAAAGATGCTCGGTCGGTGGAGACCGCATCGGCGGGACGTACACTCTCGGTCGGATTGCCCGCTAGTCGCGCTTTTGAGAACTCGCAATTCACTCCTGTAACCGGAGTGCCGTACGTCGAGGAGAACTTTCTACCGGGGCCTTCACGTCGCGTCACCATCGGCCCGCTTGCACAACTGGAACTAAGCCCGATGTACTCGCTCAAGGTCAACGTCCCCAGCAATACGGGGATAGTGGCGGACGGAAGGTACGCGGACGCGCTCATAAACCTATTCACCCCCTCGACCGCGATAACGCTCTCATCGGGGGACATACTGAGAGTACGGGATGATACCGGCCCGTATCGCGGTCAACGCCTGCCCTCGGGTTCAGGATTCAGCGTCGTTCCGGTCACCGTTCCGTTCTGGATGAGAACAACAAATAGCATCTAAGTAGTAGACAGCATTACCGCAGCAAAAATCTAGGCACGCACTCGCAACGAGGCGCTTCGCTCCAAACTCCTGGAGTCGAGCGCCTTTTTGTTTTCAGGGGATCTAACAAGTGGCAAATCAGACGGGCAAAAATCTAGTAGTGGCAGCTCGCGTTGAGGCCACTTTCAACACCGCACCAGGTACGGGCTCAGCGACACAGCTCCGATTCAACCCCTCGCCGGGGATGTCGCTCACTAAGGCGCTAATCAATTCCAACGAGGTCCGAAGCGACGGGCTCACCTCGATTGCCCGCCACGGTTCGCGTCAGGCATCGGGAAGCTACACCGCCGAACTGTCGAACGGCTCGTTTGACATGCTGATGGAAGCGGTCATGCGCTCAACATGGGTAGCCGCTACGGCGATCACGCAGGCGACCATGACCTCCATTACGACAACTACGACCACAATCGTGGCGGCAGCCGGTTCTTGGATTACACAAGGCGTGAGGGTTGGCGATGTGGTTCGCCTAACTGGTTTCGCAACCACTGCCAACAACAACATCAACCTGAGAGTCAAGGCTGTTACAGCGTCAACGATTACGGTACACGGGACCGCTCCGCTGGTTCTCGATGCTTCGCCAGATGCGTCCTTCACGCTGACCATTCTCAAGAAGCTGAAGAACGCGACCACCCCGACCAAGCGGACGTTCTACATCGACGAGTACAATCAGGATATCGACCTGTCGGAGGTCTACGGCGGGTGCCGGTTTATCTCAATGAAGATCTCGGGAACGCCGGACGGTATGGCGATGGTGGAGTTCGGAGTTCTAGGGGCTTCGGGTACTCCATTGGCCATGGGCTCAAGCCCCTACTACATCGCGCCAACACAGTTCACGAGCATCCCGCTCGTCTTTGCCGACGCGACGATTAGCTACAACGGGTCTGATATCGCGAACGCCACGGCGTTTGAACTCACCTACGTGATCGCAGCGGCAACCCAGCCAATAATCGGTAGCTCGGTCACGCCGGATGTGTTCGACAATAACGCCAGTCTCACCGGAAGCATCTCGATCGTAAGACAGGACCTAGCTGCACTGACTGCCCTGTCCGCCGAAACTGAAATGCAGCTCCACGTTCTCTTGGTCGAGCCAGAGGCGGAACCCAAGGACTGCATCTCGTTCTACGTCCCACGCTTGAAACTCACGGCTGTCTCGGGCTCGATCGGTGGAGACGGGGCACTCGTGGATCAATTGCCGTGGACCGCCGGAGTGCCGGACACAACGGTCACAGCAACAGACGCAAGCCTACTCACCATCTGCACATCGGCAGCATAAACGCACGCTGACAGCACCATAGAAAACAGTGGCGTCTAGCCGGGAGCCAACTGGCCGAATGGTTAGTTGGGCGTGCCTTCCGCGCTAGGCGTCACACTCTCAAACAGGAGCACGAACTGTGGAAATCGGTAACGCGAAATCGGTAGCAGAACGGGAAGACGAGGGAACCCCGGTACACATCAGAAACGAGGCCGGAGAACTCCAGTACGAGAACGACAAACCTGTAACAATCACGGTAGCGGGTAGCTATTCCAAGACTTACCGGAAGGCAACAGAGGCGCAGCGGGACAAGTCCCTGAAACAGCGTCGGTCTGTCCCCACGGGCGAGCAGCTTTCTCGTCAGGCTCTTGAGATCCTCGCTTCCTGCATTGTGTCGTGGGAAGGATTCACCTCTCAAGGAAAGCCCTTCGGCTACTCGAAAGAGAACGCTATCGCACTTCTGGATAGTGCGCCGTGGATTCGGGAACAGTGTGAAGAGGCGCTTTACGATCACGCCAGTTTTTTTCCGAAAGCCTCTTGAGTCTGGTCAAGAATGTCAGGCACGAAGCGAGGCTCAATGAGCGCGGGAAGGATGGCGTTTCAGCCAGAGAACATCTTGAAGGGCGGCTACGCATGGCGCTCCTCATGGGGAAATCTCCAGTCATCGAGGGCCTTGACCCTCCGCCCTTCCCCGATTGCCTCACCTATCTCCGTGACTGGCTTTTTGAGCTTCACGGACGTTCGGGCTTGGGCATGAGCGGGGCCGCGCCTTTGTCCTACGCGACTATCGAATACTGGGCCAAGCTCAACGACATCACCGTCCAGCCGCACGAAGTGCAGGCGCTCCTAGTGCTGGATTCCGTCTATCTGAATCCCGGCAAGCCCGAGGCGAGAGAGTAGATGGACATCGCTGAGCTTGGGATAAAAGTAAAGTTTGATGATGTAGGACGCGCAACGGTCGAACTGGATAAGATGGCGACCGCCGGAGCGAAGGCCGAGGCGGCAACTGGCAACCTCGGTACAAAATCCAAAGACGCAGCGGGGCACGTCTCGGCCTTGGGTGCCGCTCAGGAGATGGCCGCCAAGCATACCGGGGCCCACACGCTCGGACTCTCGCGTATCGAGCGGGTTATGGCGGGCGCCATCGAGCAGGCCATTGGACTCAACCGAGTCATGGGTGTTGTTGGTACGACGATGCTCCAGTTCGGCTTAGGCTCCGTCGAGACCATAGGGATACTGGCCGGTCTCGGCGCCGTCACACTCGTCTGGTACAAACTCACAGAAGCAATCCGGGCTGCGGCCAAGGCGCAGGATGAGGCGGTCGTGAAACTCAACGCTGCCGTCTTGGGTCACGTCCGGGGAGCCGGTGGTGAACTCAGCGACATGATAACGGCTGGCTATGGCCGTCTGTCGGACATCGGGGAAGAAAAGAAAAGCAAGGGCTCGTGGGGCGGGGCGTTCAAGACGGGCGACTTCCTGAGCTACAACCTGAACCCTGCCGACCGCGCCGAGCAACTAAAGAATCTCGACAAGGAAGCGGCCCTCCTCAAGCTCGCCATAAAGAGCGCCGAGACCGATTTACAGATTGCCAACGCTAGGCAGTACGCCGCGTCCGTCTCGACTCCCTACGACCGCGCCATTTCTCGCGGCACTTCGATCGACGGGTTCTACTCTCAGGCACTGGCGGCAGAAACCAAACTGACACAACTCGCCAAGTCCGGCACTTTCGAGGTAAGGGACGCGGCAATTCAAGCGTTGGGCGCGATGGACAAGATTATCGCCCACCACAAGCTCATATCGCTCGGTCTCGCTTCAGGCCCAAGCCAGCTATTCGGAGTAGAGGCGGGGGCGGTGGTGGGGGGAATGAAGTCAACCGAGGGCGATCTATCTACGGCACTTCGCCTACAATCCCAGCATGGCGTTGGGAGCATCGAGGACTTCCGGGACAAGATCATCGCCCTCGCGGACACAGTGGACTACGCCGCCAAGCACTCTTCCGGCCAGCCGCTCTCGGTACGTAATGACATTCAGGAAGTGGTCGATAACATAGACCACCTGCGGGACGCCCTTGCGCTGGCCGCCTCAAGCGACCGGGAGGGTGTAGCCGCCGGGATAAGGAACTCTCCGAGAAGCAACGGCTTCCTCGCCAATGCACTGGCCCAAGACAAGTACGGCCAACAGATGGCCGACCGGATCGCGGCCCTGAAACTCCCCGCCGTGTTCGATGCGGTAAAAGAGGCAGCGGTAAGACTGGGCGAGGGATTGAGGCACGCGAAGGGGGAGGTAGGCGTTGGGCTGGAGAACTGGAAGCCGGGCAACATCGGTGCGGGGATTAGAGAAGGCGCGACCCAAGGCGTGGCCAACCTGCTCGGTCAGTTCTCGCCCGCCAACATAACAATGGGGCTAGTCACCGGAGCGGTGAGCAGTGCCCTCGGCTTCATCCAGCAAGGCTTCATGGATTTGGCGGGCAGCATCCTCAATGGGGGGCAGGCGGCACGTGAGGCGAAGCTACAGTTCGATGCGATGCAGGACTCACTTGATGCGGCGATCGCATCATTTCAGCACAACGATCTAGCGGCAGCAATAGCCGGGATAGCAGGCCAGCAGGATGCGTTAATCAAGCAGGCGTGGGACACCTACGGAACCGCATCCTACATCATCCTCCACGGCACCAAGGACCTAACCGATGCTCTGGCCAAGATTGGAAAGGGCGCGACGATAAGTGCTGAGCAACTAAAACAGCAACAGCAATACCAGTTGGAGGATTTGCGGGTCAGGAATCTGAGGGCAACGGGCCGAGGGGACGAGGCTGACCTTCTGGCCTTCAAGGAGAAACAGGCCCGAGAGTACGCAGCGGCATTACTCACACACCCAACAGATACGGCCAGCAAAGAGCAGAACTTGGCTGACATGATCTATCTGAACACGCTGCAAACGACGCAGAACAACGAGTTGCTGGCATACCAAAATGGCCTCTTAAGTACCGCACTCCGAAATGCCCCTACGGGCTTTTGGGGAATCGGCGCGTATCAATCGGACTATGTGACCCCGCGCGGTCCTTCTTACGCGACTGACCCGACAGTATCCACGAACAGCAATCTCCCAAATGGACGATCAGGCGCAGGTGGTACGACTACGGTAATCCTGCAAGTAGACGGTAAGGTTCTGACGCGGACTGTGATAAACAATGTCGATCAGTTCGCGGCCACGACAGGCGGGGCGGGCTCAAGCAGAAGCGCGGCATTTGACCGGATGCCATCGTGATTCTGCCCTACCGAAAATCGCCCGAAGGCGTTAGATTGGGAGGCGGGCTAAGTGGCTGTATTAGCAACCACTTAACCCTGACCACTCAGACGAAAGAGGCGTCCAAAATGGCTACCTGCAATAAGCCCAAAATCACCCCCACGCACAAGGTCTGCGCTATCTGTAAGGCTGAAAAGCCCGCCACAGACTTCTACCACCGATCCAGCGTCCCAGATGGGCTACATAGCTATTGCAAGCCCTGCTCCTCCGAAGCTGATCGAACCCGCCACCTCCGCACCCAGATAGCTCTCCCTCCGGGATTCAAACATTGCCGGGGGTGCAACACCCTTAAGCCAGACGACGCATACCGGCACCCGAAGGGGGGCAGGGTTCATACTCGGTGCCGCACCTGTGAGCAATTGTGGGACAGGAAGCACCACGTCTACGATCCGCATAGGACGCGCAAGTGGAGACGCAAAAGATTCTACGGCCTGACGGACGAGCAATTCCACGCCATGCTGCAATCGCAGGCATACGCGTGCGCCCTCTGCGGAGATGCCTTCAAAACCACTAAGGATTACAACGTAGACCACGACCACACCACTGGCCTTACCCGGGCAATACTCTGTTCCCACTGTAATACAGGGCTAGGGCAATTCCGCGACGACTCCACCTTAATGCGGCGGGCGGCTGACTATCTCGATCGGCACAAAGAGAGACACGGCCTCGCCCTGGAGTTTGCCTAGTGGCCGTTCTGATCCTCAATGCCAACAGCAGTTCTCCGGTCAGCATCAGCGTGTCCCGCGCAGGGAGAACCGCGCCGAGTTACGTAGGCTCAAAATCACAATCCTTCGCCGGGGCCGAACGGTCTAGCATCCGAGGACTGCGGCGTAGTTGGCAATGCGTAACTATCCCCGTCACTGATACCGTGCGCGCATCGATCGAGGATATCACTTCTCGCGGTGCGCAACTCCCCTGCTCTGGTGATCTGTTCGGGGGGATTCAGACCCAGTGCTCAATCGAAGTTCTCGGCGTTGAAGGTGTAGCCGGACTCTCTCTCTGGATAATGAGTTTAGGTCTGAGCGAGACCCAAAGTTCCCAAGTTCTTTTACGTTGGTCGCCGGGCGACACGATTACGGGGGAGAGTTTCACAAGATCGACAACGGCGACGTACATCACAGCAGGTGGCGTAGTTGCAACGGCGGCGATCAACGCCAAGCGCGATGCCCATTTGGCCACTACGGCCACGGGTGGGGCGATCGTGCTGCTCTTGGAAGACACACGCACGAATGCATTGTCTCGCTCACAAGAGTTTGACAATGCCGCATGGACCAAGGGCAACGCGACCATCACCGCCAATGCCGTTAATGGCCCAGATGGAACCGCGACCGCAGACAAACTCTCAGAAGACGCCAGCGCAGGAACGGCGCATTATGCCCTTCGGAGCGGACTGACAACGACGGCCTCAACACCCCAATCCGTATCCATCTTTGCGAAGGCGGCTGAGCGATCATGGGTTAGGCTCACGACATCGGATAGAGCGGGGGTGGCTCGCCACAGTTGGATAAATATTTCGTCTGGAGCCTCCGGGACAACGGACAGTGGGCATACTGTGAGGACAACCGCCCTCACATCGTCGTGGTACCGGATTGAACTGGTGTTCAATAGCGGGGTTGGAGCGGGGTCGGTCGATTGGTACACGGTCTTAGCCACTGCTGATGCCATCCAGACCTACAACGGCGTGGCAGGAAACGGTTGCTACGTCTGGGGCGGCCAGCACGAACAGGACTCTAGCTTCGCCTCAAGTTATATCCCCACGGTGGCGGGCGCGGTTACGCGAGCAGCGGACTACTACTCGCTCCCCTTTACTGCGCCGCCGCAAGAAATCTCCGTGTACGCGAAGTTCGTTGAGTCGGGTACTACGGGCGTCGTGAATGGACGGGTCTTTGAAATAGCGAGCGCCGCTAATGCAGACCCCCTACTCACGGGATGGGCATCGTCCGGCCACTACTCCAGCAACCATGAGGTTGCCGCCGTGGGTGCTACCAGTACGCTTGCAACGGCGCCCGTGCTTCGAGACACGGCGGAGGTTGATTTTCGCTTGTTCGGGGATGGAAGCGTTGACACGACCCAGAGCATCAATTCGGGCTCGTCAACAACCGCCACCCAGTCATCGTCACTAGCCCTGCAAACAGCGTGGTCCGGCCCGCTCTGCTGGCTCAACTCAGGCGGGACTGTTGGAGGAATTGGGTTTACTGGCATCCAGAGTTTCAAGATTGTAGCGGGCGCTCGCTCACTTTCCGAACTCCGCGCGGCCTAGATGCGAACCCTTCTATCTGGAGATCGCACCAACAGAAAGTTCAAAGACTTTTTGGGGATTTCTCCTATGAAATCTGCTATATTGAAGCGGGCCGGAGAGGTGCTATCAACACCCCCCGCGACCCTGACCATTTCGGATGTGAGGCATCCTACTATGGCTCCGAGAGAAGATAAGCGTTGCAGCAAATGCCGCGAGACTAAACCTCTCTCCGACTTCCACAACTGGTCCAAGTCGCCAGATGGGAAGCAGTATTCCTGCAAGTCCTGCCAGTTAGCCCGTGGCGTCGTTCGGACATACAACGCTAGGCTTGCCCGGACTCCCAAACCACGCCCACCTGAGTTCAAAGCCTGCAACAAGTGTGGGGAGGTCAGACCATTCGTTGAGTTCACTCCAGCGAAACGTGGAAAATGGGGGCGAATCGGCGACTGTAGAAAATGTTGGTCCGCGAGAGCCAAGCGTAACCGCGACGCCGATCCTGACTATCCAGCAAAGTTGGCAGCGTATAACGCCAAGCCCGAAACCAAAGAGCTACACCGCAAGGCAGTCACCCGACATAGGGCCAAGCCGGGGGTAAGGGAAGCCGAGAACCAAAGGGCGAGGGAGCGACCGCAAAAGACCCCCGAGCAAAGGTCGCTTTACCGAAAATGGCAACTGT